ACTCTCGACAAGATGCACAAGTATGTAGACCTTATGTGGCTGCTGGATAACGAGGAGTGGGGCCTGCTGGTAATAAGGGTTGATAAGCATGGAAAGCCAATCCCGGTTGATTTATTCTCCCAGGATACCGCCTCCCCCTCCTGCAAAAAGTGCCAACTCATACTTCATGCTCACACAATCCAAACATCATGCATCCGGCTTCTTCAGGTTCGGCTTTGAACAAATCATACTGATGGCCTCGCCCACTCCCGTGGTCGGATGTCTGGGACCAAGCCGCCACTTTCCTAATTGGCCAGCACTCCCCACTTCCCCCGGTCTTCGCTTGGAAAAATGTGGGTGGCGTTTTATTGGGTCTGTCGGGGCGCTGCTCCTCCGCTACCTGAGCGACTTTTTTCTCGAGCGCTTCAATCTTGTCGATGATTTCCGGGTATTCAGTGGTTATTTTTCTTATTTCGGCTTTGCTGCTGAGAATGCAGGGGAAGCAGCCAATCCGTTTTACCCCTACCTTTTGGGTGTACAGGCTGCATGGTCTGACCCCTGCCCTGGTATGCAGGTCTACAACGTCGGAAACAGTCCAGTTAATAAGAGGCCTCCATGTCGTTTCAACCAGACTCTTGCCCAATGGACTGCCAGGTTCGTATTCCATCATCTGACTTCTGGCTTTGGACTCCGCAGCTCTGATGCCCACGGCATTGATGCAGAGTTTGTCCGGGGGAAGCCCCAGTTCTCTGATCCATTTCGCTATTGGCTTTGTCTTCAGGTTCTCTGTGCAGAAGCGACCACGCCGAAAAGGGAAAGCGCCTTTCTTCAAAGTGAGCGCCTCCATGCCTCCGGGGTAGCCCACTTCGTGAAAGTTCTTCCCGCAAAGAGGCTTCAGAACAGTCTCGATATATTCGTAAGTTTCGGGTGCCTCCCACTTTGTGTTCGCCCATACGTAGTGAATCTCGTTTGGCAGGTTTTGCTCTTTGAGATACAGGACCATTGCGGTACTGTCTTTGCCACCACTGACAGACGCCACTATGGTCCGGCCCGACTCCCTTGCTTCATTAATGAATGTCGATTTCGCTGGCATCCTCCTCCTCCTCTTCAGTAAGCTCCATTGCGTCAACCATTGCGCCTACCTCTTCCCCCGAATCTCTCCAGAAGGCACCAAGGCTGGACTCCTTTATTTGCTCAGTTATTGTTTTTTCTTTAGATACCAGCCCCTCGCCATCGACTTCTTTTTTATGTTCTGGGGCCCCACCGATCTCAAAGTCCCATGTCTTTAACCGCTCTATTTCCTCAGCAGTCCAACCAATCGAACTGGGCGAGGACTCCTTCTTCACTCCAGACCTCTTGTCCTTTTCGCCCTGTGCCACGATTGAGTCTGTCTCCCAGGAGAATAAATCAACCGGGATTGGCTTTCCATGCTTATCAACCCTTATTACCAGCAGGCCCCACTCCTCGTTATCCAGCAGCCACATAAGGTCTACATACTTGTGCATCTTGTCGAGAGTTATGGGATTGGATACCTCAACCTCATAGATATAAACTATGAGTTTCTTCTCATCGATGTAGTAAGCATCTGGAACAAACCTTATATCCGCCAACTGCTCATTGAACTCCTCCTCTTCCATGTTTCTTAAATCGCCGCAGACGGCTTTACGCATGGCCTCCCTGCATCCGCTGGTCTTTACCTCAGGGCAAAGGCGCTTGAGTCTCTGTATTTGGATGTCATGGAATGATGCTCGCCCGTGGGCGGCATCTCCATTGTCGGCGGTGGGTTTATCGTAGCTTTTCATTTTGCACCCCCTGCCGCCAGAGCAAAAGCTTTCGCCACAATTTCCCCCGCTAGTTCCTTGGAGACTCCTCCAGTCGAAAGCATCCTAACATTTGGAGCTGGTAGACCAGTCGGGACCGGCGTTGGGGCCTTGAGTTCATAGCGCCCACCGTTTTCGTGCTCTGTTATCCCGGTTAGGTAAGCCCCTGAATCCTCAGTCACCCCAGTGGCGTAGATGGCTTGGTAAATTCTCTCGAATTCTTTCCTCACCCAGATGTCGAAGTCCTTAGCCTCTTTCTGGCCGAGAGCTACCCATCCCCCAAGATTTCTGATAGTTGCGTTGACCACCGGGTCATCGAAATTGACTGAGTGGTAAGTTCCATGCTCATTCAATGCTTTGCGAACAGCTCGCCAAGCAATCGCTGCTCGATGATCCGGTCCTACATCCCCCGCAAGTTTCCTTAGCTGTGCCGGTTTGGGCCACCACTCCAGGCGCTTCAGTGCCGTTTCAGCGGCGAATTTAACGTCGGCCAAGGGTAAGTCCTTCAAGGCTCCCCAGTACGTTTCCATGACTGGCTCAGTGGCTTCCTTGTCGAATGCAGTAGCCATCGCTACCATCATGATTGAAAACTCAGCCCTGTCTTTCTGTTCCATGTGTTTCCTCCGTCGTGCGGTTTGCAAAAGCAGTGGCTGCTCGAATCCCGCGTTGTGTTTTATCTGAAATAACTGGGCTGTGGTAATTCTGCCAAGTTAGGATGAACCGATCCATTAATGCCGTGTCTTTAAAAATGTATTTAATGCTGTGAATTGACTTCTGCTTGTACCAGTCATCCACCGAATTGCCGTTGATAGCTGAGATGCACTCCTCAACGGAGTAGTTGTCTTTAATTCTGTCCCCAATCAGGCTCCAGTCTTTGTGACCAGGCCTGACGGTGCGACCAAAGGTAGGGAAAGTCTTTCTATAGTGATGAAAAACTTGAGTGATTGCTTCTATTAATGCGGGGTGTTTGTCTTTTGTGTTCCGTGTGTTTCTTGCGTTACTCATTACCGGAGACTTTGAAGTCTGTCGAGTTTTATTTTTCAGTTCTGGGACGTTTTCTGGGACGTTTGTTGGGACGTTTCCGCCAACTGCTATCTCGTAAGTGCTGAAGTTCTCTATAGATATTACTACTATTTTCTGGGACGTTTTCTGGGACACTTTTTGGGACGCTATGCAGCGAGAAAGTGCAGTTCTAATCTTTCTTTCGGTGAATCCAAAGTCTTCCAGCTCAGTAGTTGCTCTTCTTCGATTGAAAACGAACTGACCAGGGAGGAGGATCAGAGCCTGCCCTCTGATAGTTAACGTAATCTCTGCGGGGGTGGCTTGGACGAGACACCAGAAGAAGAACCGCAGAGTAGTAGGCTCTTTAAGGTCTGACAGAATGTCCAATGGAATTGTAACCCGGCCCATAGCCCCCACCCTACCGCGTATCTGTGCCGTGTAAAAAGAGGGGGTGGAGACACTTGCAGGAAAGGAAACACGACTAACACAAAACTGCAAGCCACCTTGGAGGAGTAAGTCTCCACCCCCCAACTTAAACTAAAAAGGAACGTCTTCAACAGGCATGGATGGGGGAATGACCTTGCCCGAATTCTGGTCAGGGGCCGATTTTGGCATAACAAATTCTTTTATGCCAAGGTATTTTTCACCTTTCCCCCGTGTAAAATAGGCGGTCCCCATTTTATTAAGGATTTCCTCTCTGTCATAGGCCTCCTCCTCTTTCCACACCAGGCCAAGAGCTGCAAAGAAATCCTCGAGCTTCCACTGGGCGTCATCCGTATAGTACATGTTCTCATAGGCTTTAATGACGCGGTTATCAGCGAATACATCGAAGGTGACAGTCATGCCCCTGGTCCCTGTGCCGAATTTTCTCTCTTGGATGTTAAAAACTCTGAATTGGTAAAGACCGGGGGGGAACCTCCCCCTTCTTTTTACTCCGAATACTCGGATTATATCCTAATTTCCCCATTATTTATTCCCTCCCTTTTTGAAGTTTTTGGAGAGGTGGTCATTGTAAACGGACCAATTTAATTCTATTTTATCAGGCATATCATAGCCAGCGCGGGCACCGGCATCACGCCCAGGACCGCCATCGAAGATAAGCCATCGCGTGTTATTCACGGCTACGGCTTTCCCCTTGGCACCGAGTCCCTGGTCCTTGGTGACAATGTAATCCCGGCAAGCATGGGCGATCTGGTCTGCCCAGGCTCGGACCAATTGCCAAGACGCTTTGCCCATATAGGCACCAGTCGTCTGGAAATCTTCACCGTTCGTGTTGTTGAACTTGTGAAGCCCCTCATGGCCGAGGAGTAGGCAACCCATCCCCCTCTCCGTGCGAAGCTCGTCTAGGTAGACCAGGACTCTCTTGAACTCAATTGCGGTAGCCTTGTCCCCACGCGCCCAGGCATTGAACCCTTCTTGGCCTTTCTTGGATTCCCAGCACCCGGCAAAGTCTCTGTCGCAGACAAACTTAGCGCAGAGATCCCACACCCCACCAATGGTATCGAGCACAACCCACTTTCGGTCATGGTCCGTATTAAGAAGCACCATGAGAGCCTGGATAACATCTTCCCAGGTAGTGCAGACGCGGTCAGATGGTAACTGCATGACGTCCAGACCCGAAACACCATCCTCAGTCGGGATGAACACGCACTTGGGTGCATGACTGGCAACAGTGCTTTTCCCAATCTTAGGTTCACCGATAATGACTACCCGTGGAGGCAATTTTTTGCGGTTAACTCTCTTTAATTCCCACGTTGCTTGTAATTTTTCGACTTCACTCATAGCGCTCCCCCACTCATTTCTTCTGAGGTTTGGTTCTTTTCTACGGAAAAAGGTGCCTCAACATCTTCTTTAATTCCCCGTGGGAGAATTTGCTCAATCTGACTGATGCTGAAGCCTTCAAGGTAGTCACGGAGATTGACCGTGTTGATCACATGGGCAATGGCCTTGGCGTCTTCGTCACCAATTCTCATTTTCTCTGACACGTAGGTAAAGTGGCAGTAGCTGTTGATTGAATGCAGCACAACTTCACCGCCCCCTGCGTTAACTCGAGCGCAGAAGAAGGTGTGTGGGCCGTCAGGGTCTTCGAGATTCGGCATGTGGCCAAACATCAACTCATAACGACTCCCGTTTCCTGGTTGGTAGTCAATAACGGTAATTCCGTTCTGTGAGACTTTCTTACGGATGTAAGTATCAATGGGTTTCATAGTGCTTCCTTGTCTGTTGTAAGCTCTTCATGAGCTTGTTGTTTCTTCTTAAATTTAGGGTTGGTGTCTAGCCCATCGGCTCCAGTGCAGACACTCATGAATTCACAGGCCCTGCCAAAACTGTTGCAAGCAGAGGTGTTTCTAATTCGCAGATTACCCATCTCGATGACATCTTGAGTCTGAGAAAGCTCAAGCAGCTTCAGATCTAACTCATCTTGCATGAGAGTGATGGTCTTACGGAAATATCGGGCATCCCCTTCTGTCCGGTAAGTTTGCATGATTCTCGAGCTAAACTGAGCCAAGGTTTCGGCATCGGCTGCTTT